GCGGGAATTGGGGACAATTGTTTAGATTTTTCCCGGCTAAGTGATTGAATTCATTAACAAAAAAGTCAGGTAGATGGAGCCAAGAAATTTTTTTTGTTCCCTTTACGGGGGGAGGGTCGTCGGGAAAACACGCCTCGATCGATTGAACAAGAGAAGAGATGAGCCAGGTATAAAGCCTTTACTATTATTCTATATATTCTATTATATATTCTTTATATAGAACAACCACTTAACCTGGAAAAATCTTCTTTATACCGTATAATTCCACCATTCTCCCCCACAATTTTTCCATCTAAACTTCTTTTCTCCTGTTTATTTCAAGAAATAATTATTTTTGTTTTCCCCCTTGCAATCAACAAAGTCCTATGCTAGGCTCCATGCTGAGTTAGGAGGTCGAGTTCAATGTTCCGGTCGAGTTGATGGTCGAGTTGAAGGCCGAGTTCTTTCTCGGCTCGAGTCTTTCTTCGGTCGAGTTCGATCTCGGTCTCCATCGTCTAGCCTGCGCTGTTTGACATTGTGAAGGGTTACAGTCTGCCGCGACCGCGCGGTCAGATTGACATGCCGTTCACTAGCGCAGAAATTCTCCGGACCGAAGCGAGGCAAGTCTCAGCAGAGACCGATCGCAGGCCGCCGCGAGAAGACTCTGTGTGTGGTGTTTGTCGAAAGGAGTCGGCAGGATATAAGTTTGCGCGTCAACGCCGATGAAAATCGAATTTCGATCTCTCGAGAGACTTCTTGAGAACTCTCTCGCAATCGATTTCGAATCTTCATCAGTCTCAGCGCGCCTCCTAGCGTGTGTACATCCGCGCCCGCGCCCGCGCGTATATGTATCGCTTCTCTCACCCTCAAGCTTCTCGATCGGATCGAAGATCGGTACCGGCCTCGATCTCCGGTGTCGCCGAGAATCGACTCTGAGACCGGACAACTCGAGGCAACTCGAGGGCAGCGAAAACGTGTCGGCGCAGGCCCGACTCGAAATTTTGCTGAGAGGCGAGCCGCTTCGGGGCTGCAGGCCGATAGCCGTCGACGTGGGTCGGGTTTCGAGAAATTCTCCATCGGGCTGTGCCTCGGTCGGAGCGGCCTCGACGTGCGTCGAGATGTGGGCCTCTGCGCCGGATGTCGGAGGACGGCGACCACGAAAAAGGGCCCCTCTTTCGAGGGGCCCCAGGTCGACAGGTGTCGCTTATCGGTTGTCAGCGGCTTCGCAGAACTCCTGCTGGACCGCTTCCAGCTCCCCGTCGGTGGAGTTCGTTGCTCCGTAGGCATCTCCAAGCCTCTTCAGAACTCGGTCGTAGATACGCCGCTCGGCCTTCCGAAGACGGAGGCGAGCCGCGACCGTCTGCTCGAACGGGTTCCAGTCGGCGCAGACGTCGGCGATCACCGCCGACTGCACTCGGTTCGGAGCAGCGAAGAGCGCGAGCGCCGCTCGATCGGTGAGCGAGGGCGCGGCTCCCGCCGGCGACGTGCCGATCAGGAGCAGGGCAACGAGGGCGCGTCTCATCGGCGCACCTCGCTGAGCAGGGCCGCGCGCTCGGCGTCGAGCTTCGGGGTGGGGAAGTGGAAGACGACCCGCAGGCCGGCTTCGGTCATCGTCTCCTGCAACGCGATCGCGGAGCGAAGCGACTGGCAGGTGAAGATCACCTTGCCGGTTTCGAGGTTTATCAATTTGACGCGCATGGCGTGTCCTTTCGATACGAGGGGTTGAAAAAAGTAGGGGACACGCGACGCGCGTGTCCCCCGATTTTGACGTGTCGCTTACTTGCGACCGTGATACTTGCGCCAAGCGTAAAATTCCTGGCTGGCGTTTGACACGTTCCAGTTGCGCTCGACTGCGGTTGCGCGCAAGTGAGCAACGGTGGGGTGAGTGCCGGCGGCGAGCAAGTTGTCACACTCGTGCCAGACAAGCCAACACTTGCCCCCTTCGCGGGGGTACTTTTTGGTTTTGACAACTGGCGCGACAACTGCGACAGCAGCGGCTTCGGGGGCAGCGGCTTCGGGGGCTGCGACTTCAGCAGCGACTTCAGCGACTGCGACTTCCGGCGGCAGCTCGGCGACATCAGCAACGATGACGGGGGCAGCGACGGCAACTGACTGCGACTTACGTGACTTTTTTGACATAACGACTACTTTCTGTTGTGTAGCGAAACGCGGCAGCGGCTGCTGACGCGGTTAGTGCGTTTGCACCAACAAATGCAATATGGGGTAAGCTAGTCGAAAATGCAATGCGATGTGCTATGTTTGTTTGCATAGCAGCTATGCAGAGGGACCCCCCGGGGCGGTGGATAAATCGAGATCGGCGGGGGTCGGCGGTGGCGTATCGTGATCGAGGTTTACGAAAAAACTGATCGGTCATCTAAAATCTCAGCCTTCGCAAAAAACCATTCTCTCCTCGAAACTTCACCCCCAAAAACCAGATCGAGCGTTTTGCGAAAAACCATTCTCTCATCCAATGGAGGGCTCCTTGCTAAATGATCCCCGCTTCCTCATCCTACGCTGTCACCCACGCGACACCTTGAACCTATCCCTCCTGAACCCCGACCTCCTCTGTCCAACCACAACTATCCAAGTCCGCCGTGGCCCCTCCCGCCAACGCGAAACGATTACTATCCCAATACTGCCCTCATTCCTGTTCTACCCCCACCCCATCCAGTCTATCCAACTCTCTTTCCCCCGCTTCTCTCATAAGCTGCATATTATGAAACGACCCCCACTCCCATACGCCACCTGTACACTATCCGAGATTACAATTATGTCCACCACCCATGCCCTTCTTGCCATCCCTCCCGATGGACTGACCATTAACGCTCACGTTGAGGTAACTGACGGCTTGCTATGTGGCTGTACAGGAACGATACTCAATATTAAGACAAATGGCGATATCACATTGAAAATCAAAGAACATTTAGGATGGCAAATAAATACTTGCATCGTAAATGCTTCTGTGTTACGCTTGCTGTAGTTAGTCAGCGTTGCGTCTGCGGTTCAGTTTGACTTGCGGTGAGTAGTGGATTTGTTCACACACCGCTTTAGCTTTCGGGTCTGGGCATCTTAATTCCCCCGATGCTCCCACTCGGAAGCGAAGTTAAAGTCGTGGGCACCAAACTCGCTCCGACTTTAGTAACTGGGGTGGTGTAGCTAGGCTCCGGCCACTGCTTCCGCCTAACCAGAGCGGGGACGGACTTCTACTCCGTTGGACGTCCCCGCATCCCCTTTCTAGCCTGCCTACTGACGATGACTGCCACCTCAGATCGCTCTCGAAAGGGAGCGATCTTTTTTATTGACTATATATCAGCAACATGAACAACCCGAGCACACCCCATGTCCAAGTGAATCTTCAGCCTGTCAACCTGACTGCTGAATTGCAGAAGGTTGCTCTCCAGAATACCCTGACGGTTGATCAACACGCTGACCTGCGAACGCTTATCCTAGACGCAGCGGCAGCTATTGGTATGGATGGGAACGGAAGGGACGGCCTGCTCGGTTACTTGAAGTTCGCAGCGAGCACCTACCCGAAGCAGTACCTCCAGGTGATCTCTAAGGTTCTCCCGCTGCAGATCGATTCCAAATCAACCATCAACGTGATCGAGCATGTGAACATCGTTTCCGTTCCTCCCGATCGGTATATGCCCGCCTCCGGCTTTAAAGGCCCTACGATCGATCACGTTCCCTCCGCTTCCGATACAGCTCCAGATACCACTCCCGAGTCTGTCCAGACTATTGAGGATCTCCTCAACAACCCCACTCCCGTAGATCCTTTCAAGTCCGACGTTGCTTGAGTCAAGGATAAAACAGATGAAAACCCTCCTCACGCTCGCGCTACTGCTGATCTTCACCTCTGTTGCTGATGCACAACGGCGCCAGCGGATTACTGTTTATCCCACCGAGCGGGATCGGCTTCTCTACAGCCATCCTTATGCTGTCGAGCTAGCCCTGAGCAAGATGCTGTGTGGTTTCCACCTTTTCAGTTTAGGACCGAATCCGCCACGCGGCAGCGTAGGGAGTTGCGCCAACTGGTTCCACTATCCGCAACATAAGCCCGTCTGATCCGTGCGCTTTAGACCAGGGGACTTACCAGAAGGAGATCCTACCACTCCCAATACGCCTGTTGAGTGGGAAGACAATGCTATCTCCAACACGATGGCTTGGTTCTCCTACAAGTTTCTGCCTAATTGGTGCCAGACACCCGAACACTGGACTAGCCGCCTCACTCAGTACTTATTTACGGATTGCCCATGCTGTCTCCTATTCAGAGGGATTTCAACCGGGATAGTTATCAGCGCGGTCATTATGATGCCCTTGGCTGTTGCCGTGGGTTTTTTCTTGGCCTACCAATGGCAGTGACGTTGTGGGTTTTTATCATTGTGAGTATCTTCTGGATGGTTAGTTGATGTCTGCCCAAGCCAGAAAGGCCCAGCTAGATCTTCACCTCGGTGAAAAGTATGTACAAAATCTGTGGACTCCTGCTCGCCATCACGCTCTATTTGGTGGCCGAGGCTCTGCTAAGTCCTGGTCCGTTGCTTCTTTCCTTACTATAGTTGGCGGACAGGCAAAGAAGAAGATTGTCTGCGCCCGTCAGTTCCAGAACTCCATTCGGGACAGCTCCAAAGCACTAATTGAGAAACGGATTGACTCCCTTGGTTTTACTGGACATTACCGGGTAACAGATCAATACATTACGCATGTCGAGACTAAGACCGAGATCAGCTTCGTAGGCCTCGAGCGCAACATTGATTCGATTCGTTCCTTGGAAGGCGCAGATATCGTTTGGGTAGAGGAAGCGAGGACGATCCGTGCCAAGTCGATGGAAGTTCTGCTGCCAACAGTGCGCAGCCCTGGTTCCTTCTTCATCTGGACTTGGAACCCAGAGAAGCCCGACGACCCCGTCGATTACTACTTTCGAAACACCAAAGAAGGCCCGCCTCCACGTTCCTTGGTCACCTTCGTCGACTGCTCCGATAACCCCTACTTCTACCAGACGGAACTCCCTGAAGAACGGGAAACACTGAAGAAGGGCAATTTCGAGCGTTATAAGCAT